TCCAGAATGGGAATTCACCCCGCTCGGAAGCGGCGTGAACGCAGTCGAATGGTCCACAACCGGACTAATCACAGACCTGCAAACAGCCACAAGCGCAACAATCAACCAACTTCGACTCAGCTTTCAGGTACAGAAGCTGCTCGAACGAGACGCAAGAGGAGGGACCCGATATACAGAAATTATCAGAAGCCATTTCGGAGTTGTTAGTCCAGATCAAAGACTCCAACGTCCAGAATTTCTCGGGGGGGGAACATCACCAGTCGGGGTCTACAGCGTCCCGCAAACAGGGGAAACCGGAACAACACCACAGGGAAACCTCGCTGCGTTCATCACGCAGCAGAACACGTTCCGCGGATGGACCAAGAGCTTCACCGAGCACTGCGTCCTTCTCGGACTCGTAAACGTACGCGCAGACCTCAACTACCAACAGGGCCTACCGCGACACTTCAGTCGATCCACGCGATACGACTTCTATTGGCCCGAATTCGCGCAGCTCGGCGAACAAGAGATTTTCAACAAGGAGATATACAGCGATCCGGCCGCAGGCACGGACGACGACACCTTCGGCTACCAGGAAAGGTTCGCCGAATACAGATACAAGCCGAGCATGATCACCGGGAAGATGCGAAGCAACGACGCCCAGAGCCTAGACACATGGCACCTGGCCCAGGACTTCGCATCACTGCCAGTACTCAACAACAGCTTCATAGAAGAGGATCCGCCCATCGACAGAGTCATCGCAATCGAAGACGAACCGCAATTCCTGCTGGACGCCTTCTTCCGGTACCGATGCGTTCGGCCCATGCCGACCTACTCGGTTCCCGGACTAATCGACCACTTCTAGGAGAAAACGATGGGATGGGGAGCAGCATTCGGAGCAGCAGCAGGGCTCGCCGGCGGAATAACAAGCGCCTTCCTCTCCGCAGGCCAAGCCAAGAAACAAAGAGACTGGCAAGAGCGAATGTCGAACACCGCCTATCAACGGCAGGTGAAAGACCTTCGCGCAGCCGGACTCAATCCAATCCTCGCAACACGACTCGGAGGAGCATCAACACCAGGAGGCGGAATCGCCCGAATGCCAGACCTCGGAGCCTCGATCACCTCCGGCATCAGCGCCGGAAGCGGCGCGCAAACCCAGGCAACACAGCGCGACGTCAACAGACAAGGAATCAAAGAAAGCGGAGCCAGAGAGGGCCTCTACAACGCACAGCAAATGCAATCAGCAGCAACAACCGGAAGAGAAGTAGCCCAGGAAGCAATGCTCCAGAACACCGCAAGAAAAGAAGCCGCACTAGCGAAAGAAGCGGAATACAGACTGCCCGCAGCAAAAGCACAAAGCGACTTCGACGCAAGTGAGTGGGGAGAAAGACTTCGAATACTCGAAAGAATCAGCGGTCCAGTCGGGACCGCAATCGGAACCGCAGCAGGGCTCAGGTTCCTACTCAAGGGCTTCGGAGGAAACAAAAAACTGCCCAAGGGCAACCAGCTCGTGCCACGAAAAGGACCAGAAAACTTCAGGAGATACCTACCAGAACACCTACGACAAGGACCAACACGACGATAAAAGCAAACCACCAAAAGAGGGAAAGCAAAATGACAGTAAGAAACGCTCTCCAAAGAACCCGCCTACCGAAAACCTTCGTAGGCGAATCCAAGACGAAACAAGCAGACTCAGGACTCTGCGACATCAACCAAATCATGGCCCGATACCGAAGCACCGGACAGATCCCACACCTAGCAAGAAGACCGCCGGAATTCGGCGACTTCACACAAGCAACGGACCTGCTCACCATGATCGAGCAGGTACACCAAGCCCAGGACGAGTTCGACGCGCTACCGGCACGAATCAGGACCTACTGCGAAAACGACCCGGTGAAGCTCGCGGAATACCTCGCGATCGAAGACAACAGAGAGCACCTGGTCGCAATGGGACTGGTCATCGACCAGCCCGAGGAGGGAGTCCAAGAACCGGCAGCCAATGCCGAACCGGAGGGGGAAAACCCCCCGGCTGGGGAGGAATAGGGCGCGGTCAGTCAGCACAGGTATCATCAAGTGGGACACCTGTGTGAGGTGGAAAACCACCCGAAAAGAGGAGCACGAAAACGATGAAACGACGACGACGGATGAACCGCCGAAAAAGCAAAAAGAACTTCCGAACGGGAGCCAAAACCAACCGCAAGAACACCAGGGCGAAGCCCATGAGGGGCGGTTGGAGGATCTGAAACAAATGGGATGCACGCGTCCGATCAACGCGTACAAGGGCCCTGGCGGCGTTGTCTTCAACAGCCGCCAGGGCTACTCCAGACTGCAACTGAAGTGCGGACAATGCATCGGATGCCGAATCGACAAAGCACGCGCCTGGACGATCCGGTTAGTACACGAAGGACAGATGCACGCGAGCTCGTGTTTCGTCACGCTGACATACGACGACGAACACCTCCCGGAGGATGGCTCGCTCGTGAAAAAGCACTTCCAGAACTTCGCAAAAAAGGTTCGAAGAGACGTCGGCAAATTCAGCTACTACCACGTCGGCGAATACGGACCCAAGACACTAAGGCCGCACTACCACGCCTGCATATTCGGCCAGGACTTCAGACTGCCCGAACTGCCGTGGGTACCCTTCGACAGACGCGGGTACATGTACCGCTCACCCGTGCTCGAGCAACTATGGACGAAGGGCAACAGCACCATAGGGCCCTTCAACGAACAAACAGCCGCCTACTGCGCACGCTACGTCATAAGCAAAGCAACAGGACCCAAGGCCGACACCGAGTATCAACGAGTGAACCTCGAAACTGGAGAGGTCCACCAGGTCGTGCCCGAATACGCCACGATGTCGAGAAATCCCGCCATCGGAAAACGCTGGCTCGACAAGTACTCCACGGACGTCTATCCGTCCGACGACATCGTCCACGACAACAAGCACTTCAGACCTCCGGTCTACTACGACCGCATACTAGAAAAGGACGACCCGGACCTACTCACCAAATTGAAAGAACAAAGGCAGCAGCACGTGCGCCAACGCCTTCCAGACTTAACACCGAGCCGAATGCGAACAAAAGAACGACTCCAAGCAGCAAAAGCAAAAACCTTCCAGAAACACCAACTCTAATCGTCGCCAAATAGTAAGACGACAAGAGCGCAGACAAGAAGGAACGAAACGTAAGCACCAACCACTTGCCAAAAACACTCCACAACAACCTCCAAGGAGAAAACATGGTCACGCGCCTCTATGCACTACACGACTCGAAAGCCAAGGCCTATCAGCAGCCGTTCTACCAAATGAACGACGGCCTAGCACTCAGAATGGTACAAGACGCGATGACAGACGGAAAACAGATGTTCTGCCGACACCCAGAGGATTACTCTCTCTGGTTCCTCGGCGAATTCGACGACGAAACAGGACTGCTCCAAAGCCCCGACACCGGGCCCGCAGTCATCATCCAGCTCGTGCAGCTCGTGCCCGAGCACCAGGCCGAACCTCTTCAAATGGATCTCACCGATCCCGAGGCGGCCAACAAAATACGGAATCTCCGAAACTCGTACGTACAAGGGGGCAAGTAGATGGCACGCACCAACGCGAAAGGAAACAGAAGCCGACAGTCAGGCACGCACTTCGCATCAATCCCGAGCGTCAACGTACCCCGGTCGGCATTCGACCGGAGCCACAACCTCAAGACGACGCTCGACGCCGGTTGGCTCGTCCCCTTCTTTGTGGACGAGGCCATACCCGGCGACACGCTCAGCCTGCAAGTAACCACCTTCGCAAGAATGGCAACACCGCTACACCCGATCATGGACAACCTACACCTGGACGTCTTCTTCTTTGCCATCCCAAACAGACTGCTCTGGGACAACTGGCAGAAATTCATGGGAGAACAGACCGACCCAGGTGATTCAATCGACTACGAAGTACCGACCGTCTCATCGGGACCCAGCGGATTCGGAAACGAGAGTCTCTACGACTATCTCGGAATCCCAACACTAACAAGCGCAGCAATAACGGTTTCGGCCCTATACACGAGGGCATATTCACTCGTGTTTAATGAATGGTTCAGGGACGAAAACCTAACAGACTCCGTAGTCGTCGACACCGACGACGGACCCGATGCAAGAGCAGACTACAGCCTGCAAAAACGCGCCAAGCGCCACGACTATTTTACTTCGGCGCTTCCCTGGGCACAGAAAGGAGACGCAGTAACGCTACCGCTCGGCCTCACAGCACCCGTCATCGCGGATCCCGCTGGAGGCACCGCTGCACAACCGGCCTTCTTCACACCGGCCGGCGCCGGCGTCGGTCACCTCATGGCGAGGAACACCGACATCGATCCAGAATGGGAATTCACCCCGCTCGGAAGCGGCGTGAACGCAGTCGAATGGTCCACAACCGGACTAATCACAGACCTGCAAACAGCCACAAGCGCAAC